TGAGAATATTCGCATTTGCTATCCGTATGGCAATTATGAGTACGATAATATTATCTATGTTGAAAAGAAAATTAATATATTAGGTGCGGTAGTGACATATGCACAGACCGCGCGTGATGATACTGAATGATATAGTATATAGCGGGCAAGTTTTAGTTAATTTATCGAGGTAATATAATTTACCTCGACTCGTTTGTTCTGGTATTAATATTTCGCTTTACGACCGATTTTTATCTGATGATATCATGCGGTTTTCATATACTGACTTACTGTCTTTTCTCCGTTAGCGATTTTCTCCTGCTCAGCGATGATTTTATCTTTGGCTTCTAGTTAATTTCGCTCACTTCGAACCTCTCTGTTTACTGATAAGCTCCAGATCTTGCTGGCAACTGGCACAAGTCCGACAACCCTGAACGGCCAGTCGTCTTCGTTCATCTATCGGATCGCCACACTCACAACAATGAGTGGCAGATATAGCCTGGTGGTTCAGGCGGCGCATTTTTATTGCTGTGTTGCGCTGTAATTCTTCAATTTCTGATGCTGAATCAATTATGTCTGCCATCTTTCATTAATCCCTGAATTGTTGGTTAATACGCTTGAGGGTGAATGCGAATAATAAAAAAGGAGCCTGTAGCTCCATGATGATTTTGTTTTTCATGCTCACCGTTCCTTAAAGACGCCGTACAGCATGCTGATATGAGACAATGTTGATTCATTAAGTTGTTTCCAGACTTCCTTTGGTAAAAGCTTGTATCAGTCTGTTTGCTGCTGCTTTCTGCGCTGCCACATTGGCAATAACAGATAGTTTTTCCTGGCTGGCTTTCGTGCAGATCCCCGCCCAGTTATCCATCAGAAAAAAATCCTCTCTTTCTGCAGAGCTGGTAGTTGCACATAGTTTTTCGATCATAGAAGTTATTTCTGCGATGGAATGATTAACCATCATCTGTTGAACCGCAAAACCGAAAGCGTTAATCATTACTCCATGGAACTGAATATAATCGCGCTTGTACGTAGCGTGGTGTACCCCATGTCGGATTGAGTCAATCTGAGTTAGTGTAATCCATGCCTCCCAGACAGATTCTATATATCCCATTTCAAGTTGTTGATTGCCGTTCCTAGCGAACTTTGACGTTGCATCAGTGAGTGCCTTGAAACTCACCCACATATTACTTTTTAATGGCACTACGTTGTGTTCAAAATCGGTTATATCGGCAAATACAGTATGTTGGGTCAGGAAGGATATCATTCCCTGAGCAATATCATCCCGGCCGTTATACGCCATATTGATGGTCGCTGATGGCTTAGAAACGTTGTTATTTATGTCCGAAAAGAACTGCTGCCGGGTTTTTAGCGGCAGATTCATTGTAAGCATCATGGGAACCATGAGCGTTGATGGGGAACTTCGACAAAATATCTCAATGCCAGCTGCACGATGTTGACCATCAAAAAGTTTTATTTCGGCGTCGAGGGGAATTCTGGCTATACCAACATTTGTGTTGCCAAACGGTACAAATTCTATATTCGAATCACAGTTACCTACGAGAGGGGGAATGATAAAAGGCTCATTTCTTGAGTCTGCGTTAGTGAGATAATTTAAAAATTTTCGTACTCGATTTGGATTAATTTCTCGCTGAGAGCGTTCCAGTGTATGGCCGTAATTATCTGAAGCGAGGAAACGAGCCAGCGATCTTCCTGGTATGGTAAGGAAGAGTGTAACAGTACCACCCTGTACACCTTGCGATGCCGGAAATTCGAATGAATGATTACCAACCTGACTCATATATCCTCCTGTTTATTATTTATCTTCTCAGCCAGCCGCTGTGCTTTCAGTGGATTTCTGATAACAGAAAGGCCGGGAAATACCCAGCCTCGCTTTGTAATGGAGTAGACGAAAGTGATCGCGCCTACCCGGATATTATCGTGAGGATGCGTCATCGCCATTGCTCCCCAAATACAAAACCAATTTCAGCCAGTGCCTCGTCCATTTTTTCGATGAACTCCGGCACCATCTCGTCAAAACTCGCCATGTACTTTTCATCCCGCTCAATCACGACATAATGCAGGCCTTCACGCTTCATACGCGGGTCATAGTTGGCAAAGTACCAGGCATCTTTTCGCGTCACCCACATGCTGTATTGCACCTGGGCCATGTAAGCCGACTTTATGGCCTCGAAACCACCGAGCCGGAACTTCATGAAATCCCGGGAGGTAAACGGGCATTTCAGCTCAAGGCCATTGCCGTCACTGCATAAACCATCGGGAGAGCAGGCGGTGCGCATACTTTCGTCGCGATAGATGATCGGGGATTCAGTAACATTCACGCCGTAAGTGAACTCAAAGAGGGCTCTGGCGTCGTTCTCGTACTGTTTTCCCCAGGCCAGCGCCTTAGCGTTAACTTCCGGAGCCACACCGGTGCAAACCTCGGCAAGCAGGGTGTGGAAGTAGGACATTTTCATGTCAGGCCATTTCTTTCCGGAGCGGGGTTTTGCTATCACATTGTGAACTTCTGAAGCGGTGATGACGCCGAGCCGTAATTTGTGCCACGCATGATCCCCCTGTTCGACAGCTCTCACGTCGATCCCGGTACGCTGCAGGATAATGTCCGGTGTCATGCAGCCACCTTCTGTTCAGAGGCTTTCTGTTTCAGGAATCCAAGAGCTTTCACTGCTTCGGCCTGTGTCAGTTCCGACGATGCGCGAATGTCGCGGCGAAATATCTGGGAACAGAGCGGCAATAAGTCGTCATCCCATGTTTTGTCCAGGGCAATCAGCAGAGTGTTAATCTCCTGCATGGTTTCATCGTTAACCGGAGTGATGTCGCGTTCCGGCTGACGTTCTGCAGTGTATGCGGTATTTTCGACAATGCGCTCGGCTTCATCCTTGTCATAGATACCCGCAAATCCGAAGGCCAGACGGGCACACTGAATCATGGCTTTATGCCGTAACATCCGTTTGGGATGCGACTGCCACGGCCCCGTAATTTCTCTGCCTTCGCGGGTTTTGAATGGTTCGCGGCGGCATTCATCCATCCACTCGGTAACGCAGATCGGATGATTGCGGTCTTTGCGGTAAATCCGGCATGTGCAGGATTCGTTGTCCTGTTCAAAGTCCATACCATCAAACTGCTGGTTTTCATTGATGATGCGGGACCAGCCATCAACGCCCACCACCGGAACGATGCCGTTCTGCTTATCAGGGAAGGCGTAAATTTCTTTCGTCCACGGATTAAGGCCGTACTGGTTGGCGACGATCAGCAATGCGATGAACTGCGCATCGCTGGCATCACCTTTAAATGCTGTCTGGCGAAGAGTGGTGATCAGTTCCTGTGGGTCGACAGAATCCATGCCGACACGTTCAGCCAGCTTCCCAGCCAGCGTTGCGAGTGCTGTACTCATCCGTTTTATACCTCTGAATCAATATCAACCTGGTGGTGAGCAATGGTTTCAACCATGTACCGGATGTGTTCTGCCATGCGCTCCTGAAACTCAACATCGTCATCAAACGCACGGGTAATGGCTTTTTTGCTGGCCCCGTGACGTTGCAAATGATCGATGCAGAGCGATTCAAACAAATGCTGGGGCAGACCCTTTTCCAGGTCGTCTGCCAGTTCTGCCTCTTTCTCTTCACGGGCGATCTGCTGGTAGTGACGCGCCCAGCTCTGAGCCTCAAGACGATCCTGAATGTAATAAGCGTTCATGGCTGAACTCCTGAAAATGGCTGTGAAAATATCGCCCGCGAAATGCCAGGCTGATTAGGAAAACAGGAAAGGGGATTAGTGAATGCTTTTGCTTGATCTCAGTTTCAGTATTAATATCCATTTTTTATAAGCGTCGACGGCCTCACGAAACATCTTTTCATCGCCAATAAAAGTGGCGATAGTGAATTTAGTCTGGATAGCCATAATTGTTTGATCCATTTTTCGGGACTCCTGGCTGATTAAGTATGTCGATAAGGCGTTTCCATCCGTCACGTAATTTACGGGTGATTCGTTCAAGTAAAGATTCGGAAGGGCAGCCAGCAACAGGCCACCCTGCAATGGCATATTGCATGGTGTGCTCCTTATTTATACATAACGAAAAACGCCTCGAGTGAAGCGTAATTGGTATGCGGTAACGCCGCGCTCAGGCGGCTTTGATAGTCATATCATCTGGATCAAATATTCCTGATGTATCGATATTGGTAATTCTTATTCCTTCGCTACCATCCATTGGAGGCCATCCTTCCTGACCATTTCCATCATTCCAGTCGAACTCACACACAACACCATATGCATTTAAGTCGCTTGAAATTGCTATAAGCAGAGCATGTTGCGCCAGCATGATTAATACAGCATTTAATACAGAGCCGTGTTTATTGAGTCGGTATTCAGAGTCTGACCAGAAATTATTAATCTGGTGAAGTTTTTCCTCTGTCATTACGTCATGGTCGATTTCAATTTCTATTGATGCTTTCCAGTCGTAATCAATGATGTATTTTTTGATGTTTGACATCTATTCATATCCTCACAGATAAAAAATCGCCCTCATACTGGAGGGCAAAGAAGATTTCCAATAATCAGAACAAGTCGACTCCTGTTTAGTTACGAGCGACATTGCTCCGTGTATTCACTCGTTGGAATGAATACACAGTGCAGTGTTTATTCTGTTGTTTGCGTGAAAATGAAACCCGCCTGAGCGGGTTATGACCACTTTTTGTTTGGATTTCGTTGGTGAGCGTGGTTTACAGGATTATTTGATATACCCCATAACTCTGACTCGCTTATCTCTACACGAGAGAAAGACCTGCTTTCTTTCAGTTCTTTTATAAACCTAGAACCTACGATGACATCTATTGTCCCAGAAAGTTCTTGTAAAAGATCTTTGTTTTTTCTGAGGAAGAAAACATCTTCTTTATATTTAATTTTTACATAGAATTTATTCTGTATTTTTAATATATCAAAGCATGGCAGATATCTATATCCCTCATGCTTTCGCCACTGCTTAACAATTATAACATCTCTTTCATTTACTGCATTAATCAGCCCAAGACCAAGTATAGGTATGAATATTCTATTGTCTGCCGAAAGCGTACAATTATTACCACCAGGCAAATATGTATAAATCATGTCGGAATTTTTATACGCATCAACGAATGCACGTAAGAATCGTACATATTTTTGCCATCCGTTTATACCAAATTTACCATATAAGTATTCTTTATTTGTTAGAAGAAAACTATTTGTATCAGGAGCCTTATCTACAGACCTGTCGATAAGATCTCCAACTACGTTTACAAAGTCAAAGACAGAGTTTAATAAGAACAATTGTCTTTCAGTCGGGCGAATTTCAATTATGTAGCCTGGATGAAGACGATATTGCATCTGCTTACGAAGTATGCTGAACGCTTGGGTCCGGGCATCTGAAAGCAACTTCCTGTCGCCATCGCCGTGAGCATTGTTTCTAATAAAACTGATATAATTTGCTAATTTTTCAGCCTCTTTTTTGTGTTTTTTTCGCTCTGATGCTGAGTCTATTGGTTTTGGTATGGACTTGTAATCAATTTTCTTCATTACGTACCTCATGCCAATGGAATGGATTTCCCTTTAACCTTTTGTCTTCCTTGACAAGTTATACCGAACTCACTTGGCTTGCTATACCAAACTCGATGATTCTTGCGCTCAATACGTTGCAGGTTGCTTTCAATCTGTTCGTGGTATTCAGCCAGCACCGTAAGGTCTATCGGATTCAGTGCGCTTTCTACTCGTGATTTCGGTTTGCGATTCAGCGAGAGAATAGGGCGGTTAACTGGTTTTGCGCTTACCCCAACCAACAGGGGATTTGCTGCTTTCCATTGAGCCTGTTTCTCTGCGCGACGTTCGCGGCGGCGTGTTTGTGCATCCATCTGGATTCTCTTGTCAGTTAGCTTTGGTGGTGTGTGTGAGTCGCAGTCCTGAACGAAAACACCCCACGATTGGCTCATTTGCAGCTAATCCGGATTCGCACTTCCGGCCAATGCTTCGTTTCGTATCACACACCCCAAAGCCTTCTGCTTTGAATGCTGCCCTTCTTCAGGGCTTAATTTTTAAGAGCATCACCTTCAATGGTGGTCAGTGCGTCCTGCTGATGGCTTAAAATTACAAGAAAGATTGTATGTTGTAAACAAGAAATATTGTAAAAAAGGGGCGTGAAAAACAAACTCCATTGTTTTTAAACGGAAAATAGTTTGTTTTTTGGTTATCGAGATTGAGGTGGGGATTACTGGTTGCAGGTTCCGACTACATCACCAACAAAGGATTTGGTTGATGTAAGTTGTTGCATACCTGGGATGTTCATTACTTTGGAGTAAAGAGCTTTTTTGTTTGTAGTGATTGACCAAGTTTCAACGGTTATTCCTCCTCCAGACTGGTATTCTCCTACCATAGTGTTCGATGACAAAGCAGTGTATTTCATCTCTGGATAGACGCCAGATACTGATTCATAAACTGATGATTTATCGCCATTTATTGTTACGTGGAAAACGGAATCTTCCGTGCTGTCTTTTGTAAACTCGTAACGATCGCCATTCATTGCCCCGTACCCGTGCAGGTTTGTGACAATCCAGCATTCAGAATTGGCGCTGGTAGTTAAGAGTATTGAGAGTAGCGCCGCAATCCTGATCATACGAATTTTACCCTCGCTTCCACGACAACACCGATAATCTTGCAGTTCCCGTTGATAGGAGTCATAGGCCATGAAGGATTCAGGCCTTTCAGGTACTTCTGCCCGCCATCTATAACCAGTTTCTTGAATGTTGCTTCGTTCGCGTCAGTCAGTTTGGCTACAACAAGGCTTCCATTCACTGGCTCGCGTCCAGTATCTACTAACACCATATGACCTTCAGGGATGCTTTGACCTACAGGTGAGGTCATGGAATCACCTTCAACCTTCAGCCAGAATCCATCGCCTAATAAGTTAACGTCACTGTCATACCATTCATCAATGTCCTTGATATCGTAGGGTTCACAAGCTTCACACCACGAACCAGCTCTAACCATGCTAATCAATGGATATTTCCCTTTGGGCTCAACGTGCCCAACAAATCTAACATTCGAATCAGAGGTGCCATTGAGCAGCCAGTCAACACTTACGCCAAGAGCTGACGCAAGTTCTGGTAAAAAGCGTGGTCGCTTAGTTTTACCGTTTTCGAGCTGCTCTATAGACTGCTGGGTAGTCCCCACCTTTTGAGCAAGTTCAGCTTGGTTAAGTCCAAGCTGAATTCTTTTGCTTTTTACCCTGGAAGAAATACTCATAAGCCACCTCTGTTATTTACCCCCCCAATCTTCACAAGAAAAACTGTATTTGACAAACAAGATATATTGTATGAAAATACAAGAAAGTTTGTTGATGGAGGCGATATGCAAACTCTTTCTGAACGCCTCAAGAAGAGGCGAATTGCGTTAAAAATGACGCAAACCGAACTGGCAACCAAAGCCGGTGTTAAACAGCAATCAATTCAACTGATTGAAGCTGGAGTAACCAAGCGACCGCGCTTCTTGTTTGAGATTGCTATGGCGCTTAACTGTGATCCGGTTTGGTTACAGTACGGAACTAAACGCGGTAAAGCCGCTTAAGACATTCCCGCTCTTACACATCCCAGCCCTGAAAAAGGGCATCAAATTAAACCACACCTATGGTGTATGCATTTATTTGCATACATTCAATCAATTGTTATCTAAGGAAATACTTACATATGGTTCGTGCAAACAAACGCAACGAGGCTCTACGAATCGAGAGTGCGTTGCTTAACAAAATCGCAATGCTTGGAACTGAGAAGACAGCGGAAGCTGTGGGCGTTGATAAGTCGCAGATCAGCAGGTGGAAGAGGGACTGGATTCCAAAGTTCTCAATGCTGCTTGCTGTTCTTGAATGGGGGGTCGTTGACGACGACATGGCTCGATTGGCGCGACAAGTTGCTGCGATTCTCACCAATAAAAAACGCCCGGCGGCAACCGAGCGTTCTGAACAAATCCAGATGGAGTTCTGAGGTCATTACTGGATCTATCAACAGGAGTCATTATGACAAATACAGCAAAAATACTCAACTTCGGCAGAGGTAACTTTGCCGGACAGGAGCGTAATGTGGCAGATCTCGATGATGGTTACGCCAGACTATCAAATATGCTGCTTGAGGCTTATTCGGGCGCAGATCTGACCAAGCGACAGTTTAAAGTGCTGCTTGCCATTCTGCGTAAAACCTATGGGTGGAATAAACCAATGGACAGAATCACCGATTCTCAACTTAGCGAGATTACAAAGTTACCTGTCAAACGGTGCAATGAAGCCAAGTTAGAACTCGTCAGAATGAATATTATCAAGCAGCAAGGCGGCATGTTTGGACCAAATAAAAACATCTCAGAATGGTGTATCCCTCAAAACGAGGGAAAATCCCCTAAAACGAGGGATAAAACATCCCTCAAATTGGGGGATTGCTATCCCTCAAAACAGGGGGACACAAAAGACACTATTACAAAAGAAAAAAGAAAAGATTATTCGTCCGAGAATTCTGGCGAATCCTCTGACCAGCCAGAAAACGATCTTTCTGTGGTTAAACCGGATGCTGCAATTCAGAGCGGCAGTAAGTGGGGAACAGCAGAAGACCTGACCGCCGCAGAGTGGATGTTTGACATGGTGAAGACCATCGCGCCATCAGCCAGAAAACCGAATTTTGCTGGGTGGGCTAACGATATCCGCCTGATGCGTGAACGTGACGGACGTAACCACCGCGATATGTGTGTGCTTTTCCGCTGGGCCTGCCAGGACAACTTCTGGTCCGGTAACGTGCTGAGTCCGGCCAAACTCCGCGACAAGTGGACCCAGCTCGAAATCAACCGTAACAAGCAACAGGCTGGCGTGACAGCCGGAAAACCAAAACTCGACCTGACAAACACTGACTGGATTTACGGGGTGGATCTATGAAAAACATCGCCGCACAGATGGTTAACTTTGACCGTGAGCAGATGCGTCGGATCGCCAACAACATGCCGGAACAGTACGACGAAAAGCCGCAGGTACAGCAGGTAGCGCAGATCATCAACGGTGTGTTCAGCCAGTTACTGGCAACTTTCCCGGCGAGCCTGGCTAACCGTGACCAGAACGAAGTGAACGAAATCCGTCGCCAGTGGGTTCTGGCTTTTCGGGAAAACGGGATCACCACGATGGAACAGGTTAACGCAGGAATGCGCGTAGCCCGTCGGCAGAATCGACCATTTCTGCCATCACCCGGGCAGTTTGTTGCATGGTGCCGGGAAGAAGCATCCGTTATCGCCGGACTGCCAAACGTCAGCGAGCTGGTTGATATGGTTTACGAGTATTGCCGGAAGCGAGGCCTGTATCCGGATGCGGAGTCTTATCCGTGGAAATCAAACGCGCACTACTGGCTGGTTACCAACCTGTATCAGAACATGCGGGCCAATGCGCTTACTGATGCGGAATTACGGCGCAAGGCTGCCGATGAACTGACCTGTATGACAGCGCGAATTAACCGTGGTGAGACGATACCTGAACCAGTAAAACAACTTCCTGTTATGGGCGGTAGACCTCTAAATCGTGCACAGGCTCTGGCGAAGATCGCAGAAATTAAAGCTAAGTTCGGACTGAAAGGAGCAAGTGTATGACGGGCAAAGAGGCAATTATTCATTACCTGGGGACGCATAATAGCTTCTGTGCGCCGGACGTTGCCGCGCTAACAGGCGCAACAGTAACCAGCATAAATCAGGCCGCGGCTAAAATGGCACGGGCAGGTCTTCTGGTTATCGAAGGTAAGGTCTGGCGAACGGTGTATTACCGGTTTGCTACCAGGGAAGAACGGGAAGGAAAGATGAGCACGAACCTGATTTTTAAGGAGTGTCGCCAGAGTGCCGCGATGAAACGGGTATTGGCGGTATATGGAGTTAAAAGATGACCATCTACATTACTGAGCTAATAACAGGCCTGCTGGTAATCGCAGGCCTTTTTATTTGGGGGAGAGGGAAGTCATGAAAAAACTAACCTTTGAAATTCGATCTCCAGCACATCAGCAAAACGCTATTCACGCAGTACAGCAAATCCTTCCAGACCCAACCAAACCAATCGTAGTAACCATTCAGGAACGCAACCGCAGCTTAGACCAAAACAGGAAGCTATGGGCCTGCTTAGGTGACGTCTCTCGTCAGGTTGAATGGCATGGTCGCTGGCTGGATGCAGAAAGCTGGAAGTGTGTGTTTACCGCAGCATTAAAGCAGCAGGATGTTGTTCCTAACCTTGCCGGGAATGGCTTTGTGGTAATAGGCCAGTCAACTAGCAGGATGCGTGTAGGCGAATTTGCGGAGCTATTAGAGCTTATACAGGCATTCGGTACAGAGCGTGGCGTTAAGTGGTCAGACGAAGCGAGACTGGCTCTGGAGTGGAAAGCGAGATGGGGAGATCGGGCTGCATGACTATCAAATCAAATACGCCAGCACACGACAAGGACTGCTGGCAAACGCCGCTTTGGCTTTTTGATGCACTGGATATTGAGTTTGGATTCTGGCTGGATTCGGCAGCGAGCGACAAAAATGCTCTGTGTGCTCACTGGCTAACTGAGGCCGACGACGCGCTCAATTCTGAGTGGGTAAGCCACGGTGCAATCTGGAATAACCCACCGTACAGCAATATCAGGCCGTGGGTGGAAAAAGCCGCTGAGCAGTGCATACAACAGCGACAGACGGTAGTTATGCTTGTGCCAGAGGATATGTCAGTCGGATGGTTCAGCAAGGCTCTGGAGAGTGTCGACGAAGTTCGCATTATCACTGATGGACGGATTAATTTTATCGAACCATCGACAGGGCTGGAGAAGAAGGGAAACAGCAAAGGCTCCATGCTGCTGATTTGGCGACCGTTCATCAGTCCTCGACGGATGTTTACTACCGTATCCAAAGCGGCATTGATGGCGATCGGGCAGGGCGTCAGGAGGGCGGCATGAGGCGACAGCGACGAAGTTTCACCGACATCATCTGCGAAAACTGCAAATACCTTCCAACGAAACGCTCCAGAAATAAACGCAAGCCAATCCCAAAAGAATCTGACGTAAAAACCTTCAATTACACAGCTCACCTGTGGGATATCCGGTGGCTAAGATATCGTGCGAGGAAATGACAATGGATTATTCACAGTTAAGTGATTTTGAAATTAACAGAATGGTAGGAGACATAATTTTTAAAGGCCTTTGGGCAAGTAAACCGGAAACATCAGGGAATAACACCAACAAATGGTATTACGGAAATGCTGATACAACTTTTGAGCCATTAAATCATTTGCCTGACTACTGCAATGATCCGAGCGCTTCATGGCCGATTATTGAGAAATACAGGATTTCTATCTTAGACCAGTTAACTGAATGGTGTGTGGATGCAAAAGGCGTAAGCCCAATATTTGATACTAGACCTCTCCGCGCCGCCATGATTGTCTTTCTCCTGATGCAGGAGGCCAATAATGCTTAGCCCATCTCAATCCCTTCAATACCTGAAAGGAAGCATAGAGCGGGCTTCAATGTGCACAGAGTGGATTCTATCTAGGTTTAGCGCATACAGAAGATTGCCGGTAAAGGGCATGCCAAGCAAGTCGATGCTGCATATGCAAAAGAATGCACGCTGGAAGGTATGGCGAGAACACAGGTTATCTGGCTGAAAGAGGGGGTTATTAAGGCGTGAATACCTACAGCATCACATTACCCTGGCCTCCGAGCAATAACCGCTACTACCGGCATAATCGCGGGCGCACGCACATCAGCGCAGAAGGGCAGGCATACCGCGATAACGTCACCCGAATCATTAAAAACGCAATGCTGGATGTCGGCCTGGCTATGCCAGTGAAAATCCGTATTGAGTGCCACATGCCGGATCGCCGTCGCCGTGACCTGGATAATCTGCAAAAAGCCGCTTTTGACGCACTCACCAAAGCAGGTTTCTGGCTGGATGATGCTCAGGTCGTTGATTACCGCGTTGTGAAGATGCCTGTTACCAAAGGTGGGAGGCTGGAACTGACCATCACCGAAATGGGGAATGAATGATGTTTGAGTTTTATATGGCAGAACTTCTTCGCCACCGCTGGGGGCATCTGCGCTTATATCGTTTCCCCGGTTCTGTTTTGACCGATTACCGAATACTGAAGAATTACGCCAAAACCCTGACAGGAGCAGGAGTATGAAGTCAGAGATAACAATCAACTAATACTGTTTTGTTGATTTTTGCTTGTAATTGGCGTTCTGGTCTGATTTTTGTGGAGTAAGTTGATGCGTGATATTCAGATGGTTCTTGAGCGTTGGGGAGCGTGGGCGGCTAATAATCATGAAGATGTGACCTGGTCGTCCATTGCCGCCGGTTTTAAGGGATTAATTACTTCAAAAGTAAAATCTCGCCCGCAATGTTGTGACGATGACGCGATGATTATTTGCGGGTGCATGGCCCGTCTGAAAAAGAACAACAGCGATTTGCACGATTTATTAGTAGATTATTATGTAGTCGGTATGACATTCATGTCACTGGCAGGTAAGCATTGCTGCTCTGATGGTTATATCGGGAAAAGGTTACAGAAGGCTGAGGGTATAATTGAAGGGATGTTAATGGCATTAGATATCCGGTTAGAGATGGATATCGTTGTTAATAACTCTAATTAATACGCCAATTATTTACTAAAAGTTATTAAAAATGGGGCGTTGAAACGCCCCCAAAAATAAAGGGTAATATATAACAGAAGGTTTGTATAGTTAGAAGCAAGGTTGTGCTTCTAAAGGAAGTGGCTTGAGGGAGCCACTTATATGTTGGGGAGGCAAAGCCTCCCACAACATATCTTTTAGTAATCAAATTAGAACTGGTAAACCATACCTACAGCAACGATATCATCGGTAGCAACGCCAGATGCTTTCGTGAAATCGCTCTTATCAATCAGGTTGATTTTGTAGTCAACAAAAGTGGACATATTTTTGTTGAAGTAATAGGTTGCACCTACATCAACATATTCAACCAGGTCCTGATCACCCCAAACACCCAAGTCTTTTCCTTTAGAATGCAGGTAAGCAACGGATGGACGCAGGCCGAAGTCGAACTGATATTGTGCAACAGCTTCGAAGTTTTGTGCTTTGTTGGCAATATGGTTATTACCAAAAACAGTCATGTTCTGGGTTTCAGAATAGGTGGTGGCCAGATAGATGTTGTTCGCATCATATTTCAGACCAGCTGCCCATACTTCAGCATTTTGACCAGAAGCATTCAGACCGTTGTTACCGTAGATAACCTGATTATTAGTGCGATCAGATTTAGCATAGGTTGCACCCACGCCGAATCCTTCATACTCATAAGTAGTTGAGAAACCGAAACCATCGCCATTAGCTTCAGTTACTTCATTTCGGTCATTTTTGCCCTGATACTGAGCTGCAAAGTTCAGGCCATCAACCAGACCAAAGAAGTCGTTGTTACGATAAGTTGCAACACCTGTGGTGCGACCAGTCATGAATACATCTGTTTGGGTCCAGGTATCGCCACCGAATTCTGGCAGAACGTCAGTCCACGCACCGATGTCGTATGCTACACCGTAGTTACGGCCGTAATCGATTGAGCCGTAGTCACCGAATTTCAGGCCTGCAAATGCAAGACGGGTTTTGTCTTTGGAGGAACCTTGAGATTCAGCGCGGTTGCCTTTGAATTCATATTCCCACTGACCGAAACCAGTCAGTTGATCGTTGATTTGGGTTTCACCTTTGAAGCCAAGACGGGCATAAGTAGTATCACCATCATCTGCATCATTAGAGGAGAAGTAGTGCTTAGCATTAACTTTCCCGTACAGATCCAGCTTGTTACTGTCTTTATTATAAATTTCAGCTGCCTGAGCAGACATCGCCATCAGTACTGATGCAGCTACAGCAGAAATTGCCACTGTTAATTTTTTCATCGTGAGCCCTTTTTTTTGAACTATTATTAAAAAATGATGTCACTGCGCGATAAATATTCATCTAATCAATGTGATTATTTCAAGATGTAAGTTTTAGTTTCTCATTTAATTTGTGAAGTAGATCTCTATTTTTATCTGAACTTTTTCTATCGAAACCTATTTAAGGCTCTTATTTGAACAAAAATAAACCTATTAGCTAATTTATATTAATGGCTGTTATTTATGGGGGTTCTATAATTCGGCAGTTTAATTTAAATCAACTAAAAATCACCTATGAAATTATTTATTGGTTATTTGTTGAGGTTTTCTTATGTATTTGTGGTGGTGTTTTGAACACTCGGTAGCATTCTCATAAATATCATTCAGTGGTTTACGTACGTAAAAAATTGGTTATGCTGTTAAGAGTGGTTACTTCGTCACACAGCTTAAACCCGCCGTCGAGCTGGTTTTTCCATTTTTTGAGTCTCGATATTAGCTGATAACTTAATACCTGAGTTATTCACTGACTCCGAGTCTGTTACGTTTCTGCTTTTTTGCGATACGTTGTATTCCCTCAATTTACACCCGCTTTGTCTGCGAGGTGGGGTTATGAAATCCATGGATAAGTTAACAACGGGTGTCGCCTATGGCACCTCAGCAGGTAGTGCCGGTTACTGGTTTTTACAGCTGCTCGATAAAGTCACGCCCTCACAGTGGGCAGCAATAGGTGTGCTGGGTAGCCTGGTATTTGGCCTGCTGACGTACCTGACAAACCTTTATTTCAAGATTAAAGAAGATAAGCGCAAGGCTGCGAGAGG